GCAAAACTATCCAGATCATAATAGTGATTTACATGAGGTAAATGGCTATCGGGATCTTACTGAGTTTACGATATTTAAAAATAACAAAACAATAAAATGAAAGTTGCAGTAATTGGACTTGGCTTCGTAGGCTCTGCGATGTTTGAAAGCTTTAAACAGAAAGGAGTGACTGACCTAATCGGTTATGACAAATATAAAAAAATAGGTTCTCTAGAGTCGTGTCTAGACTCAGATATAATCTTCTTATCTCTACCGACTCCTTATCAGGAAAGTACGGCAGAATACGACAAATCAGCAATCGTCGAGACTTTAACTTTTTTAGCAATTGAAAGTTTTACGGGTTTAGTTGTGCTAAAGAGCACAGTTGAGCCTGAGACTACTGTTAATCTTTCTAGAGTATTTTCAGGTCTTTCTATAATACACAATCCTGAGTTTTTGACCGAGCGTACTGCTCTTGTAGATTTTAATAATCAGTCTCATATTGTGCTAGGGACTGGACCTTCATGTGGAGGAGGACAGTTAAAAAAAGCAGTTGATTTTTATTCTAAGTTTTATCCAGATGCTAAAATATCTGTCTGCACTTCTACTGAGTCTGAAAGCATGAAGATCTTTGCTAATTCTTTCTATTCAGTTAAAGTTCAGTTCTTTAATGAGATTTATTTACTTTGTGAAAAGATGGGATGTAACTACGAATCAGTTAGGGACCTTATGTTAGAAAACAATTGGATAAATCCAATGCACACGCAAGTGCCCGGCCCAGATGGACTCCTAAGTTATGGAGGTTCCTGTTTCCCAAAGGACACAAGTGCACTACTTAAGTATATGAAAAAATACGAAACTCCATTTAAGGTCTTGGAGGCAACTGTATTAGAAAGAAACGAGATGAGGCCTGATAAAACTAATATTATAAGCTAATGAAACTTGGAGTATCCTATATTGTGTTTGATGGAATAGAACTCCTAGAACACTCAATCAAACAGATAAGAAAACACGTAGACTATGTACAAGTAGTCTATCAGACTGAATCATGGTTTGGCCACAAGATAAAAAACGAGGACTTGATTATTCTGAACTCTCTAAAAGTTAGAGGATTAGTCGACGAGTTAAGTAAGTTTTCTAACTTTACTCCATTAAAAGACAGTATGGCTAATTCAATAGCTAGAGCAAAGTCATATGAAATGGAAAAGAGATATTTTGGTCTAAAAAGTGCTCTTAAAAAAGGCTGCACTCATTATCTTTGCATGGATGTTGATGAGTTTTATGTAGAAGAACAGTTCGCGATTGCCAAATCAGAGGTCGAGAAAAAAGATTATAGTTTGACTGCTGTTCGATTCATAAATTATGTAAAACTTCCTACCTTACATCGAGGATATGATCCTTCTCGAGTACCTTTTATCTGTAAAATCAACGAGTCTTCCAAGATGACTAATCGGTTTTTCGTAAAGTGTGATCCTACTAGAGGAATATCATCTAATCCAACCACTACTCATGAGTTTGACAATAATATCATCACCATGCATCACATGGAAACTGTAAGAAAAGATCTTAAAACAAAGTATGAAGCGACCACTCGGGCACTATTCAAGAGATCAAGCGCAAGTACTCTTATCAATAACATAAATAACGTTAGTCACGCAAATCCTGAACTAAACTTCAACAAGATCATCTTTCCTGCCCTAGCCAATATCAAACTTAGACCTTGCGAAAATATATTTAAAATACCATACGACGAATGGAAAAAGTAAAGATAATCGGTGAGATTGGACTAAATTATGCATACGGTAAAGATACTAGTCTTTTTATAGGTAATGTCAAGCGGCTAATAGATGTTGCAGTTATTGCTGGCTGTAGCTATGTAAAGTTCCAAAAAAGAAACCCTGACTCCTGTGTACCTGAAGCAGAGAAGAGTAAACCTAAGTTAGTTCCTTGGAGAAAAGAAGAGACTACTTACTTACAGTACAAAAAAGATATTGAGCTTTGGGAAAAGGAATACGATGAGATTGATGATTATTGTAGAGAGAAAGGAATCAGCTGGTTTGTATCGGTCTGGGACAAGGATTCTGTTGATTTCATGCGAAAGTATCACACACAACTGCCCAACGGAAAACACGGTGTCATGGTAAAGATACCTTCTGCCCTAATAACTGATCTTGACCTTCTTACCTATGCTAATGAGTGTTGTGATGAAGTACTTATTTCTACTGGGATGAGTAAACAATCAGAAATAGACTCAGCAATAGTCGCAGCGCAGCCTGGAGTAGTTTTTCACACTAATTCAACCTACCCTTCGCCTAATCATGAATTAAACCTTGACTATATTACTTACTTGAAACATATCTCTAGTGAATTCGATAGAAAGTTCGAAGTTGGCTATTCTGGTCACGAATTTGGACTCACAACAACTGTCGCAGCCTCAGTAATAGGCGCAACTTGGATAGAACGCCACATAACTCTAGACAGAACCCTTTGGGGTAGCGATCAGATGGCCTCAGTTGAGCCTCAAGGTCTAATTAAATTGGTAAAAAGCATACGTGACGTCGAATCATCTCGTGGAGGATATGGCGCTAGAGAAGTTTTACCTTCTGAGATGCAGAAGAGAAAAACACTAAGAGGAAAATAAGCAAAGCCAGTATGTCTAGGAAAATAACAATCAAAAATGTGCTTCAATTTATCGAAGGCAACGCTAAAATGTTTGGTGATTATATTGACCTGTTACCTCATCATGAAAAGGAACAAGTAGTCTATCGTAGTTGGGTATGCAGAGAAGACTGTATTAAGCTAGGCTATTGCAAACAATGTGGGTGTTCAGTTCCTGGCAAACTTTACGTAAAGGAGTCATGTAATAACGGTGAACTTTTCCCGGACCTAATGGACGCAACTTCTTGGAAAGAATACAAGGAACTAAAAAAAATAAACTTAGATGAATTACTTCATTGATATTGATGATACTATACTTGAACTAATAGTTAAGACAGATTACTGCACAGCTATCGCAATTCCAGAAGCAATTGCAAAGGTGAACTCACTATACGAAGAAGGTCACCATATCGTTTTATGGACGGCCAGAGGAACCGTTACTGGCAGAGACCTTTCTCAACTTACTAAATTACAGCTAGAGGAGTATGGCGTTAAATACCACGAGCTTAGGTTCGGTAAGCCTGCATACGATGTTTTTATAGACGATAAGGCAATAAATGCTAGAGAATGGTTAAAGAGCTAAAAATACTCGTCCTAGGTAACGATCCTCAAATAAATCAAATTGATTTCAGTCGACTTGACCCCAGTGTGATCACGCTTGGCGTTAATCGAATCTGGTTAAAGCACATACCTAATTTCTTTTTCTTTAACGATTTTGAGATACTTAAAGAACTTGAGATGCAGCCTGAGGTAGTCAAGGCACTATTCTCAAAATCACAGTGTTTTAGTAGCGACTGGTTAAATAAGTCAAAGAAAATAAAAAATTTACCAGACTGGATTAAAGTCTACGATCGACCCAATAAAAAGTCTCTGCCTGATTCAGTAACCGTTGCTATTTCCATATTTAAGTCACACTACCTCAACTATCGTACAGCGACTTTTTATGTTGCTGGTGTATCTTTAAAATGGGCAAATCCTAGTCATTTTTGGAAAGAGCTAGATTATGATTCTTTAAATAAACATGATGAAAAGTGGTACGATCCTAGGTTTAAGCTAATGTTAGAAAACTTTAAAAATCTATCTACTAAAAATAATAGTATAGTCTCAGTGCACCCCGACTCGTTACTCAATAAATACTATCGGTATGAAGGTATTGAAAATCTCTACGTAAATTAACCTGGGATTGCAGAAAGTAATTTAGTGACAGTCGTTATTGCTGCGACTAGTGCAATCACAGGGGCAGGTACCTTAAATTTTAATTTTGTTGCTATCATTAGAACAGTAGTCAGTGACGACAGCACGACATTTAAAGTCTTAAGAATGCTTTTCTTAGTCTGTATGGCTACACCTAGCGTATATACTGGATTAGGGACAGCTGGCGGTAATGCAGCTGGTAATGCAGCATTTGCAACAGTTGCTGTAACTTCAGCTGGAATAGAGTCTAGTGCTTCTTTTGCTATTTTATATTCCTGTTTCATCTTGATTATTTCCTCTTCAACCATTGGCTCAAGGCTCTTTTTTACACCATCAAGCACTGCCTTTGCGTCTTCTTTTGCCTTCTTTTCTGCCTCGTCCTTAGACATTCCTCTCTCTATGTTTTCCTCTTTATCGGCATCGATCATCTTTAGGTATCCACCTAAATTTTCATCCTTCTTAATTATGTTTTCTATTACCTTGTCCTTATTTAACCCAGGTATGTCTGTACCTAGGTTACCTAATTCTTTGATTCCTTTTATTTGTTCTGCTAGTTCTTCCATTACTTTGTTTTTGTTGTTTTACTAAGTACTACACCTGGTAGTAATTGTGGAATAGGTGGCGTTCCTGATCCTGGGTGAGTGTGAGCATTAAAAAGCTTTAAAAAAGTGTCGCCTTTGATTAGATACTCAGCAATTGCGGCTGATGTCGATTTACCTAATTCGATATTTGGAGAATCGATAATTACCTTATTATCGGTCTTCATAGTTATTTGATTTTCTTTGTCTATATTAATTAACGCTCCTTTTACTGAAAGAGTGAGTCCTTTACTTACACTAAACCATATCTTTAATTCCTGATCTCCATCGAAAAGAACTATATGACTTCCTGTATACTCAGAGTTTAGTTCTCCCTTAACGTCTTCTGCTAATTCTTGTAGAGCAAAAT